GTTGTAGGTACTGCTTTAGTTTCTAACGTGGCTACCGTGATGGTTGCCAACCCTGGCATATTTACTACGGGCCAATCCGTAACTATTGCCGGGGCTGGTTCCACCTTTAATGGCACTTACACAATTACAGGCACTATTCCATTTAGCACAGGCACTAGCAATATCTTGCCAGCGTTTAATATGCAGCTCAATTACTGGCAATTTCCACAAGGCTATAGTTTTATTCAATATGCAGAAATTGCAAGCAATCAAAATTTTAGGCGCGTACTGCCATACGGCACAGCTACAGGTGATGATACAAAAACGGCTACCTACGCCAATACCCCAGCTATAAATGCTGCAGCTTTAATGCTTGCTGAAAATATCTGGACTTCACGATTTAGCACACAAAACGGCGGCACTAGCGTAGATGGCTATAGCCCTAGACCCTTTAAGATGAGTAATACCCTTATGGCCTCTGTACGTGGTTTATTAGCGCCTTACTTAAACCCTAGCGCGATGGTCGGCTGATGCCAGTACCTATAACTACGCTACGTACAACAATAGCTACAGCTTTAACTAGCGTGGATTGGAGCACTTTTGCTTACCCACCTAGCAATTTATTAGCCAACAGCGTAATTGTGGCCCCTGCGGATCCGTATTTAACGCCCAGCAATAATTCTTACGCGACTATTGCGCCTATGGCTAATTTCAAAATTATTATGACCGTGCCAATGTTTGATAATGAAGGCAATTTAACAGGCATAGAAAACACAATGGTAGCCGTGTTTAATCTATTGGCGGCTAGCTCTATTGTTTTTAACGTTAGTGCAATATCTGCCCCTAGCGTTTTAAGTGTTGCCAGCGGTGACTTACTAACGGCAGATATGACAATCAACATACTAAGCAGCTGGACATAGGAGATAAAATGGCACTTACAGAGGAAGATAAAGCATTTTTAATTAAGATAGGCCAAGAATTGCCTACCGAGGTTAAAGAAAACAAACCAAAAGAAACACCTATAGAAAAGGATGAGGCGTAAGCGATGGCTATAATTTTATCAAACGGGGTAGTAACTACGCTTAATTCTGTAGTATTGAGCGATCACGTAACAAGCGCCACAATTAACAGAAGTTTTGAAGAACTTCCCGTAACTGCTATGGGGGATACCGCTATGAAATTTGTAAAAGGTCTAGAGTCCAGCACCATAACTTTAGACTTTCTAAATGATGATATAGCTAGTGGCGCAGGTTCGGTACGCGCAACCTTGCAAGCTGCTTGGGGTACTACTGTGCCTATCACAATGAAGCAGACCAGCGCCGCAGTATCAACAACAAACCCATTATACAGCACTACAATTTTGGTAAATAATACTACCGATATCAATGGTGCGCCAAGTGATATATCCACACAATCCATTACCTTTACTTGTAATTCAGTAATTGTAATTACAACTGCATAACTAACAAACAAAGGGGCTAGCACAATGGTTAAACTAAAAATAACAAGGGCTGACGGATCGGTATCTGAGCATCAGATAACGCCGCGTATTCAGTGGGCCTTTGAGCTATACGCTAAAAAAGGATTTCATAAATCTTTTAGAGATGATGAAATGCAAACCTCGGTTTTTTGGTTGGCTTGGGAGTGTTTAAGAAGCAGTGGCGAATTGGTAAAACCTTTTGGCGCTGAGTTTTTAGACACTTTAGTAAAGGTGGATGTGCTAGAGGATGACCCTTTGGAGTAGTGGGACGGGATTCTTTTGGTTATCAGATATGCCAGATATCCGTAGAAACCGGAATACCGCCCCAGTACCTTTTAGATTTAGATAGCGTAATGTTCGCCAATTTAATAAAAGTGCTTAATGACAAAAGCAAGGAGATGCAAGATGCCCAGCGTAGAAATAAGAGGTAATACCGACCTACGCAAAGCACTACGCCGTTTTGCACCTGACCTTGATAAAGAGCTACGCCAAGAATTAACCAGAGCGTTAAAGCCTGTAGTAAAACAAGCTAGGGGTTTTGTACCTGCTACGGGTGACATTATGCGCGGATGGCAACCACGATCCTTTAGTGAAGCTAGGTTTCCATTTTATAATTCGCAAGTAGTAACTAGAGGTATAGGGTTTAGTACAAGCGTAAGCAAGCCCAACAAAAACGGTTTTACCTCAAATGCGGAGATATTTAATAAATCAGCTGTAGGTGCCATTTACGAAACTGCCGGGCGTTTAGGTCATCCTCAGCCCTGGGTTGGCCCCAAAGCAGGCGGCACAAGCAAAAAAGTAAGTAGGTCAAATTGGAAAGGCGCAGGCCAGCAATTTATAGATAACCTAGATAAAAATCCTATTGTCTCTAGCCTCGCAGGTAGAGGCCGTTTAATCTTTAGAGCGTGGGCGGCAAACAGAGGTTTAGCGGTAGGTATTGCTATGACAGCTATAGATAAAGCAACCACTACGTTTTATGCCAGAGCCAATTCCGGCACATTAGATCAGGCTGCCTAATGGCTGAAAACGCTAACGTCAATATAAAGTTAAACTCTAAGGCTGACCTTAAGGGTTTTAAGCAAGTAGAAACTGCTACCCAAAAACTTACTAAAAATGTTAAAAATCTAGCTGGTAGTTTTGGTATTGCTTTTGGTACTGCCGCCGTAATTCAATTCGGCAAAGCTGCCGTTAAAGCATTTTCAGAAGATGAAAAATCAGCCGCACGTTTAACCAGAGCTGTAACTAACTTAGGGATTAGTTTTGCTAATCCAGGGATTACTAAATACATAGCTGAAATGGAAAAAGCCACAGCTATCCAAGATGACCTTTTAAGGCCAAGTTTTCAAGCCCTTTTAACGACTACAGGATCACTTACTAAAGCTCAAACGTTGTTAAACGATGCCATAACGATTAGCCGAGGTACTGGGGTAGATTTGGCAACTGTTACGGATGATTTATCTAAGGCTTATGTAGGGCAGACCAAAGGCCTTACAAAATACAATACGGGTTTATCAAAAGCAGAATTACAATCTAAAAGTTTTGCAGACATACTTGATGTTTTATTAAAACAATCTGCAGGCGCAGCACAAGATTATTTAGCTACTACGGCTTTTAAAATGGATTCTTTATCTATTGCTACTGGCAATGCTGCAGAAACTATAGGCGGCGGTTTAATAGATGCTTTGGCATTAGTAGCTGGCGGTACAGAAGCTAGCGATGCCACAGTAGCTATAGACACTTTAGCCAAGGCTTTTAATAAATTAACTTTAGGTGCAGGCGCAGTTTTGGGCGCACCTGCCCAAGTATTCAAATTATTAAAAAACCTGCCTAAAGATATATTTGGTGGTTTTGCTGGGGCAACTTTAGGCGTAACGCCCGTAACTCCTAAAACTACAAAGGCAATGACCTCAAAAGAAAAGCAAGCAAAGTTATTAGCTGATTTAGAAAAGGCCTCAATAAAACGCAATAAAGAATTAGCCGCGTTAATTACCCTACAAGCTCAAAAAGCGCAAGATGCACTAAAAGCAAAGAAAGACCAAGCCGCCTTAGACAAAGCCGGGCTAGCCTTACTAAAAGGTGCCGATGTTTTTGATATGGATAAAATATCCGTACAAGCTGCTTTACTGGCTAAAGGCGAAGAACTTAACAAATTAGGGGCTACAGGTTCAGAAACCCAGCGCCTACAAATTGCCAATGATTTAACCCGTTTAACTATTAAGCAGGATATGTTCAAATTAGAAGATGCCATAGCTGCCAAAGACGTAGCAGGATCAACAGCTCTGGCAGAAAAACTAAATAAAGATTTACTTATTTTAGGCACACTTCAAGGGCAAAACGTTAAATTGATAGAAATCAATAAAATTATAGAAGCATTTAAGCCTGTTGATTTAATCAACCTACAAAACCTTAAAGATGCTTTAGCCTTGTTGGCAGCTATTACCGGTACCCAGGCAGTAGCTAAAGTTCCAAGTAATAACCCACCCCCTAAATCTCCTTACGTGCCACCCGATGCAGATACCGTAGCGGCTATTTTAGGTCAAACAAGTAATATAACAACGCCAAGTGCAGAAGATAGAGCTAAGATTTTGGGGCAAGCTGACATTTATAACCCACCTAGCGCAGCTCAAAGAGGTGGCATATTTGGCACTACGCCAACGCCTAATATAACTATTAGCGCCGGGATAATTGCCCAACCCGATGAAATTGCAGCTATTGTGCAAAAGGCAGTACAAAATGCCAACAGGTTTGGTAATAATTTAAGTTTTGCCGGGGCTATACAATGACGGTTCCAATAGTAAATGTGGTAATAAATTTTAGCACGGGACCTCAGACGGCCCAAGCAATGATTTTAGATACTGGGTTATTAGATACTAATATTTTAGCCGATGCTGTATCGGTCATTGTTGATGTATCGGATCAAGTAAATTACATAAGTACTAAAAGAGGCCGACAAGCTGAGGCAGACCAATTTCAAACAGGTACATTAACTTTACGAATTGTGGACCAAAACGGAGACTTTAACCCTCAAAACGTAAATGGGCCTTACTATTCTTTGTTAAGCCCTATGCGTAAAGTAATTATAACTGCTACTTATGGAACCCCATCCGTTACCTATCCTGTCTTTAGTGGGTTTATTACAAGTTATACAACGACTACCCCACAAAACTTAAACGATGTAGTTTATACAACTATCACAGCTGTAGATGCTTTTAGATTAGCTCAAAACGCGCAGATTTCTACGGTGGGTGGAACCAGCGCCGGGCAATTAAGTGGGGCCAGAATTACAAATTTGTTGGACGATATAGCCTGGCCTACCTCTATGCGCGATATAGATGCCGGGCTAACTACTATGCAGGCAGACCCCGGCACAGCTAGAACCGCCCTAGGCGCTATGCAGACGGTAGAAACCAGTGAGTACGGGGCGCTGTATGTAGATGCCTCTGGCAGCTTTGTTTTTCAAGATCGCACAGTTACTACCAGCTCGGTATCGGCTACGCCTGTAGTTTTTAACGATAATGGCAGCGATATCCAGTATAAAACCGCCCTATGGTTGTTGAACGATGTCCTTGTGTACAATGAGGCCAACATAACGCGCACGGGCGGTAGCGTACAAACCGCTGCTAATCAGGCAAGCATAGATAAATATTTTTTACATAGTTATAACCAGCAAAATCTTTTAATGGAAACCGATGCCGTAGCTTTGCAATATGCCCAGGCCTATACGGCAAGTAGATCGGAAACTACCGTCCGATGCGATGCCGTAGTTTTAGACCTTTATACAAA